ATAATATATGATAATTTTTAAAATAAATTTAATAAATATTAATATTGTAAATATATTTAATTATTTATTATTATATTTGTATAATATAATGAATAGTATTTTTACATATAGAGATGATGTTGAAGGATAAATTGGTATCGGTAAAATACCAGATGATTTAAAAAATATTTTAGGTGAAATATCAAATGAATATTATAATATGATACCTGATAAAAATGCATCTACATATCATACATGGTATGATGAAATGCCTGAATCTATTAAAAATAATGTAAAACAAATACAGAAAAGTAGGTTTTGGAATCAATTATGTGATGGTAGTGAAAAATGTATCAGAATTAGTGCGTATGAAATGGATGAATTATATTATTCAAATCCTAAAAATAATTTAAAGCAAATAAATTTATACGGGGCATCAGGTAATTACGATATTCATCGTGATTGTGTATATAATTTTAATGGAATTAAATTTTATAGAGTAATTATTGGATTAACAGATGGAAATGATAATATTACAACTTACTTTAACAAATTAAATGTTGGACATAAAATTAATTCAGATGATTATATTGTGTTTGATTTTGATAAATCAACGCATCAAGTTATAAAAGATAAACAAGAATTAACACCAAGAATATTATTGAAACTACATTACATTGTGTGTGAAAATTGCCAATATTCGAGGGAATATGTTCAACAAATAAAAAAAATGTATTTATATTATGAATTTATAACAAGATATTTTATGCAAGTTGGTACAGACCCTGAAACATATTATCAATTTTTTTGGGGATTATTTTGCCAATATTATATGAGTGATTATACTAAATATATTATATTTTTTTTAATAATTATTATTATTGTTATATTAAAATTTATATTTAAAATTAAATTAATATATAAAAATTTGTTTAAACTAATAAAATATGTTTCATTTTCATTAATAAGTATGTATTTTTTAATTGTATTCTTTTATTGGATAAGATATACTTTATTAGGAATAAGATAAACACATTATACTAAATGGCAAAAGATAAAAAATATTTGTAAAAACCGATATTGGTGTTATATTATTTATATTTAACATAGCTGGTTCATTTGTTAAATAATGTGACAAATCAGGTAAAAAATAAAATACCAAAAATAAAATAAAACAATATAAAAACGATAAATTGTATTTTTTAACAAGATAAATCATAATAAATAAAACAGAAAAAATTAAAAATGTGATAAAAACGTTATAAATAGTGAATAAAATTAATAATGAATATAAAATTAATAATGAATAACTATATTTTTTAGATAATAAAAATAAAAATGTCATAAAAATAAATCCACAAAATATATGGAATTGAATATTATGGACATTCTTATGATATTTTTTGAACTCATTGAATTCTTCTTTTATAATTGTATTCATATAATTATAAAATATATATTTTTATTTTATTTTTAAATAATATTTTTTTTATAAAAAAGTATATTTTATAAAAAATTTTAATTATAATTATAATAAATTATCCATAGTTTTCTTTTTTAACTTATATCAATAAAATTTACATTACTGGTGCTGCATTATCTGGCATTTTATCTGGAAAACCTGATATATTTCCCAAATATTGTGCAAAATTACTATAAGTTCTTTCACCTTCATATTCATCATAACTTCCGTTTAATCCATTTTTATAATATCTAATAGTTGGGAATCCCTTAATATTTTGTGATTCTACAAGTTGCTTATTGGCATCATCTGTGCAATCAATCATAATAACTTTAACATTTCCTTTATATTCTTTAATTAACTTTTCAAATTCAGGTTTAGAACGTTTACAATGACCACACCATGGAGCATAAAACATTACAAATACTGGTTGATCACTACCACTATTATCAAATGCTTCTAGTTGAAATGATGCTTTAAGTTCTCCTAGATGTGCATTCATTCCAAAACCTAAATTTAAAAATGGTGATGCACTTCTAAAGACTGCTAATACTACAATTAAGATAACAAGTAATATAATTACAATTACTAAAGGATTTGACCATGACATACTTGTCACACTATTTACCATATTTTTAGCCATTTTATATAATATATATTTATATATTTTTTTTAAAAAAAATTGATGTATTTAAAAAGATAATTATATTTTCTTATAAAAGTTTCATAAAAAAAATTAAAAATGGATAATTTTTTACAACCACTAATGTTATTAGCAATGTCTAATAAAGATACATTAAATCCAAATGTAACATTAATAATAACTTTAATTATTACATTCTGGTCTTTTTTAGTACGTGTGTTACCATTTTCTGAAATATATGATATGTTATCAACTTATATTAAAAAAAATGATAACATTATTTCTATTATTATTCCTTGTCATGAAGTACCTGTACTAAAAGGGTTTTCTAATGTAGCTGTTACTAAAATAATTTATAGTAAAACATTTTTAGCAATACTCTTTTATTTATCTGGAAATAAAGATATTAAATTAGAATCATTAACTGAAATATTAATAAGTAATTGTGAATTAAATTTACAAAAATATGATAGAGATGGTAATCCTGTTAATACTAATAATGAATATATGTTCATTCCATTAAGTAATAAGAAGATTTTAATAAAATATAAAAATAACATTCAGATTTTTTGTGAATTTTCTAATTCTGAAACTAAAAGTAGTAGTGATGAAGATGATTCTTCAAAAAAAAAAACAACTAATATTTCTAAAAAAAATAATTTTGTTATTACATTATCTTTAACAAAATCATATAATATTGATTTACATTTATTAAATGATTTTATTGCAGAATGTATTGATAAATACGATAAACATTTAAATAAAAATAATGAAATTAATGATAAACAATATATTTATGTATATAAAAGTTGTGAAAAATCTGATTCAAGATTAGATTTATATTTTGATGAATTTTTGATGGAACATAATAAAGATCTACAAGTAAATATTTTCTTTGAAGATAAAGATAAATTAATAAATTATATTAATCCTTTTATTTATGATAAAGATAATAAAGTAAATAACGGAGAAGAAGAGTACAAAAGAGCTGGATTTACATTCAAAGCTGGACTACTCTTTTATGGTTCTCCTGGCTGTGGAAAAACAAGTACCATTAAAGCAATATTATCATATACAAAACGTCATGGTATTATTATCAATCTTAGCAAAGTAAAAACTTGTGAAGAATTAGAAAATATTTTTAGAAAACGTGTTTTTAATGATAAATTATTACATGGAAAACAGTTGTGCTATATATTAGAAGATTGTGATGCATATGAAAATAATATTATTGAAAGTCGTGATAAAAAAGATGATAATGATTTTAAAAATATCTCAGAATTATCTGAAATAAATCAAATTGCTAAATTAGTAGAATTATCAAATTCATCTGTTAAACAAATTAATATATTTAATCCTGATTCTTTAAATTTATCATGTTTTTTAAATATACTTGATGGTATAATTGAATTACATGGTATTATGATCATTATGACAACAAATTATCCTGAAAAGATTGATAGTGCGTTGATTCGTCCTGGGCGTTTTGATTTCAAATATGAATTCAAAAGAGCATCTAAAAAGATTATCAAAGAAATGTTAAGATTTAAATATAATTTATCAGAAAAAGAAATTGATAAATATACTGAAATCAACAACATTAAAGATGAAATAATTTCACCTGCTGAAATTCAATCAATATGTTTTAAAAATAAAAATATTGAAGATGCAATTAAGGATATTATTATGCATATTCAAAAATAAATAATAAATATTATAATTTTTTAACTGTTTCATAAATATCTATTAGCTTAAATTCTTTTTTAGTTAATAAATGATTTTGAACAATATAATATGAAAAACTTGACCAATCACAACCAATAAAATATTGTGAATCTTTTGCAATAATATAATCAAGTATTCCATATAACTCTCTACATTTATAATCAGAATTAGTAATAAACATATTTTTATCAACACAATTATATTTTTCTTTTATTTCTTTATAAAAATCATTATTAATATTATTATTAACTATTAATGATGTACAAATATATATTGGATTATTATTTTTTTCTCTAATTTTTTCTAATTCTTCTAAGTATTTATTTTTACAAATATTATTAAAATTTTCAAAATTTGTATTATTATTATGATCTATCATAAAATTTATTGCATCATCTTCTAAACGTAAATGAATAGAAACATAATCTTTTAAATTTAAATTATTTTTAATTTCATGTGCCATATTAATATATTTATCAACAAATTTAATATTAATATTTAAAAATTTATATAAAACATTATACTTTTCAGGAATAGAAGAAGAGATTGGATTATCTATATCTAAAAAATCTTCATTAATATTTTCTTCATAAAATAATATTTTAACAAAATCTTTAATATTACTTATTTTTTCATCAACTAAAGTATTTATTTTTTTACATTTAATATTTAAATCAGAAGAAATATTAATTTTTAAATTTAATTTCTTTAATTTATCTTGTAAATCATTTATATTTATTATATCACTAAATTCCCATAAATTATCTTCATCTCTATAATCTATTTGAAATCCACTAAATATTATATCACGATTACTTATAATTCCGTAAATAATTCCTTTTGAAATGGAATATAACTGATTACATAATCCATATTTTGGTCTAACAACTAAATATTTTTTTATGCTCATAAAAGAATTATAGAAAAAAAAGTAAATTTGAAAACTATATTACACTATTTTCTTTTAAATATTTATGAATACCTATTCCTTGACGATATGCCCAATAAATTGACCCTGCTAATATTAAAATAAAAGAAGGTATTTGGGCAATAGTTATTGTATTAAATAATTCATTGTAATAATATATAAATAGTATTCGTGGTATTGTTATAATTCTAAATAATATAAAAAATAATAAGTGAATTATCCATGAAGTACAAGTAATAGAGTAATGAAATTTAAATTCCTTTAATAAAAACCCTAAATTTAATAAAAATGTATTTGACTCAAGTAAAAATATTAAATACATTGCATAAAAACCTTTATTTTCATTATTATGAAAAGAATAAAAAGTAAAAATGAGTAAATTAAGTGCTGCACAATGATGTAATATAAATAAATATTTTTTTTCAAGTAAACATTTTACAAGGTCTATTAAAAAATAGGAAAAACAAATAGATGCTGTTAAATATTGTAAGTCATTATCTTTTTCAATAATGTTATCTTTTCCATATAAACTATTATAATCAAATAATGAACTTTTTATTGAAAGACTTGATGTAGTAGAAACTAATAATCCATGTAATGAAGAATATATGCATTCATTTATTTTTTCAAATTTTGAAAATGGTAAATCTACAATATTATGATTAAATAAATATTTTGTAACATTTTCTGAAAATCTAAATAATGATCGTGTTATATAAAATGATCCAATTATATAAGTAAATAATTTCATTATATAATATAAAAGCTTTTTTTAATATAAAAAAAGCTAACAAAAAAATATTATTTTCTATAATATTTGTATGATATTATTTTCTATATTACTTATAGAATGAAAAATTATCATATATATTTTTATTTACTAAAATTATTTATTTTAACAATTATTGCGCTTATATCTTTAAAAATTATTACTGTTAAAACTAAAATATTTATATTAATTGATTCATTATTTAAATTATCTCTTGGATTATTTATAATAATATTTTTCTTAAATAATCAAAATATAAAAATTGATAATAATGACAGAATATTAATTATACTATCGGGTTTTATATTAATATTATTAATAGATTATATTGAAGTTATTAATATATTATTTGATAAAAATATAAAAGATCCTAGATGTTCTATTGAAAGTTAAATAAACTAAAAAATATAAAAAATAAAATTTATATAGTAAATATATTATTAATTTTTTTGTAATATAATATTAAATGATAAATAATAATTCTTCCGTTAATAATTTAATTGAATTAAAAAATTATTTAATAAATAAATATAATATTCAAGTTTATTTAAATACACCAAAAGAAATAAATATTATCAAAAAAATTGAAGAAGTATATATAAAATTATTTTTTTAATACTCTTTATTTTAATTATTTTTTTATTATATTATACATTTAAAAAATATATTACTAAAATTATAAATTATCAACTAATCATTATAATAAACCTATTATTATTAAAATCTAAAATTACTTTATTACTAAAAATTTACTATATATTTTTAAATTTTTATATAAATATTATTTATAAGGATAATGAAGAATTCATTGGAGGACATGGTGGAGGAGGTGGTTCATTTGGAGGACATGCTGGAGGATAGTGGATATATTGATCCAATATATATTGAACAACCAGTTATTATTAAAGAAGTTCCTGTCTATGTAAATAATGATGAATCATAAATTTTTAATGTAACTAAAAAAATTTTATTATATTATATTATAATGAAATTTGATACTAAATATATTATTATTATAGCAATTTTAGGAATAATATTACTATATTCATATTATTATTTTGCAAAAAACACTGAAAATGTTAATAAATTATGGGGAAGAATAAAAGGAAAATTGTTAAATATTTACTATATTTCAATGATATTATCTGCAATTGGGTTTTTATTATTATTTTATTATTTAATTATTTCAAATAGTTTTACTGAAAACCAAGTATATAGATTATTAATAACACTATTATTAATTGTAGTAGTATCAATGATTTGGATGCCATTAAGTATATATTACCTTAAAAATAAAAAAAATCTTTACAAAATTTTAATATATATTGTATTATTTGTCGTTGCAATCAGCTCATTAGCTCTGATTATTACATTAAATGAAACAAAAGAAAATAAATTAATTTTTTATAAGAATTTAGCAATGATTGGAATGATATATTTTTTTATACATGCATTTTTCTTTGATTTTTTAATATGGACACATAACTTTTTCTAATATTTTTCATAATACATTTCATCATTAGATTCATATTCATCATTGTCTGCTTCTAATTGTTTTAAATATTCATCATTTTCTTCATTAATCTTTTCACATAATTTATAATAATTTTCACTATTATACTTTATAAATTCATAAAATTGATACTCTTCTCCATTATAAAAGATTTGATTTAAAAATGGTAAATACTCCTCCTCAATCAGTAATTTAAAATCAAATTTAATATCATAAATATTAATTGCATAAGAATTATCAAATTCATCATCAACATTTAAAATATTAGGATCATGCTCTTCTAGATTATCCTCATTTTTTTCTTCAACGTTTAATGAAGTTTCAAACTCTTTACTATTACTTTTTAAAATATTTGCCCAACTCATTTTTAATTTATTTATAATATAAATATTATTAAAATCTTTAAGTATAAAATTTATAATTATTGACTAATCATTACTTATATCAATTTTTGGAAAAAACTGTGGATAATCTTCTTTATTAATAACCTTTTTATTTGATAAATTATACATCATTTCTAAATAACTTTCAAACGTATCTTCATTATCAATAAGATTTATTCCATAATTTTTTGATATAATAAATAATTTATTATACAAGTAAATAAGTGCAGCTTTATTTGTATTGTACCAGTAGTCATAATCATTCATTTTATAATTATTATGATTTATTTTATAAAAATAATTTTAAGTATATTCTTAAAATTATTTTTTAATAAAAATTTTTAAATTTTAAATTTTTAATTTTTAAATTTTTAATTTTTAATTCTTCTTAATATCAGATATTTTTAAAAATTTCTTTTCAGTACTATTTCGATCTGCATAAATAAAATTTGTAGCCTCTTTTGCACTTTTCTCACTTTGTAAAAAAATCTTTAAACGATCTTCTATTAATTTTTTAGTAATACTATCCTGAATTTTTGTTTTTGAATATTTTATCTTTTTATCACCAAATATAATATCTTTTTCTGTTATCTTATTATTTTCCATAAAAGATATTATTAAATTATTTAATGTTTCTTTTTCTTGTTTAAAATTAGAAAAGATTATTTTATATTTTTCTTCTTCTTTCTCAATTTCAATAAGTTTACTTATATACTCTTTTAAATTATTAGTCTCTCCCATATTATAATTAGTTATTTATTTAATTATTTAATTTAAAAATAATAATTTTATATTCATTATTTTTAATAAATTAAAGAAATGTTTAAATTTTTTCACATAAATCAACATGTGATAATAACATTCTTCTGCAACAATATCTATTTAATTTCATAGAATCTAAAATTTTTCCTTCAATTGTTTTATTTTCAAGTGTTTCAATATCCACAAATCTATTTTTTCTAATATTAGGAATATCTTCATTTAAATAAGCCATTTGAATTTTATCATAATAATCTTCCCATAAATGAGCTATAACTTTATTACATGTAAAACATCTTATAGGTATAATCATTTTATCTTTTAATATATATTAATAATTAAAAATATTTTAAGTAACTAAAAAAATCAATTTTTTATTAAATTATTAAAATAATAGCGTTTATTTATAACTATTTTTTTATAAAATATATACATAAATGGATACCAAAGCAAATTTAAGTAATAGAAGAAAAATTAATGATTTAGCAATTCAACATAATAAATTAACAACATTAGTTGCATGTTTATTAAACGAAGTAAATGCATTAAAACGTGAATTGCAATACTCAAAAAGTGGCGAATCACAAAGTAGATCAAGTGATAATTCAAGAACACAAATTAACCCAAACAAATTTTCAAATTTTAGTGATCTAAAAGCAGAAGATATTTTAAAACAATTATCAATCAATACAAGTGATAACTAAAATGTAAATGGTAAATATTCTAATAATATTTTTATATTATATATATATAAAAATATGCTTTGTAATTATAAAGATTTATTAGGAAAACCAAAGAGTGGAATTCATAGTTATCGCATTTTTAATATTGCAATAGCAGATGTAATTATGACAATAATTGCAGCATTATTAATTTCATACTTATTTAACTTTAACTTTTGGATAACATTAATAATACTATTTTTACTTGGTATATTATTACATCGTATTTTTTGTGTAAAAACAACAATAGATAAATTATTATTTAGCTAATATTCATCTTTTAAAATTAAATTTAATGTTTTACTTGAAATATTAATTTCATAATTATTTTTTAACTCATTAATAATGTTTTTATTATTATTATTAAATTTTAATGCTAAATCTTTCATTAAAAGTATATCTTTTTCATTATATTTTTTTCTTTTAATAACTTCTTTTTCACTATTAATTTCATAATCTAGAATCTTACCTTTTATACTATCTACATATCCATTAATTATTAAATTATCATTATGCACTTCATTATGATGATCTTTACATAAAACAACTAAATTTGATAATTTATTTTTATGAAAATCATATTTATTAAAAAATTTTTGAAATTTTATATGATGAGTATCTAACGGATATTCTGAACCGTCATTACCACATATAACACATTTATTTATATATAATTCACTATTATAATTTGACGTTTTATTAGAAATTATTTCATGATCTTTTTTTAATAAATTACTTCTTATTTCAAATGCACACTTCATAAAATCACTATTTTTAATTAAAAAAGATGCAAATTCTAAACCATAATATTTATTTGGAGGTATTCCATCAACTAGTTTTCGATTGTAAATAATATTTTCACTTTTCTCATCATAACTTACATTAATATGTTTTATACTTAACTTTTTCAAGTTTTTAATAGTCTCAATTTCATAAAGCTCATGATAATGAGTAGTATTCAAATAATTAATATTTTTCTTAGTAAGATAAATTAATGACGAAGCGCATATTGATATACCGCTCATTGTTTCAGTTCCTTTACATAATTCATCCGATATTACAATACTTCTTGAATCTGCATATTGCAAAATAGAAGATAATTCAGTTATTTCAACTGCATTAGATGATAAATTTTTATAAAGATTATCATCACACGATATTCTTACAAACATTTTATTATAAGGATAATATGTAAACTTTGTTGATGATGTATAATAACCCATTTGACATAATACAATATTTAAACAAACTGCCTTAATTAATGATGACTTCCCTGCAGAGTTTAACCCATAAATAAGCATTGATGATTTTTCGTATTCACCTTTTAATAATTCAATATCATTTTTCACATAATCGAATTTTTGATTTACAACTTCAATAATAGGATGCCTAATGTCAACTGCAGAAAAATAACTTTCACCATTATATTTATCATCTATAATTGGTCTACTATAATTATAAATTAATGAAACTAATGCACCTGATTTAGCCACATCTATAATTCCAATAAAATTAATTATTTCATTAAATAATTTACTATACTTTTCATCAATATATGTTAAAAATTCAATATATTTTTTTGTTAATATTTTTTGCATATTACTTTCTAAATCAATTAATTTATTTGATTTTTCAATTAATTCAACACTTACTATTTTAACATTATTTCCATTATATTTTTTAATTTCATACTTAGATTTCTCAGATAATCCTATTTTTTTTAACATATTATCACAACGATTTTTTGTTGTATAAAGAAAATATCCATCTCTATCATTATATTCCAATTTTACAAAATCACTATTTTCTTCTATCAAATTTGATAAAAATTTAGAAGTAATATCAAAATAATTTTTAATATTATTTATTTCATATTGAATAATATCAATTTCACTATAAATTCCACTTTTAAAAAATGAATTATTAATATTATTTAAACCACATTTACCTAACTCATCCATATCAAAAATAGACTCATAATAAAATATATAATTATTATATTCAACAATTAGATTATCACTTATAGAAAATAAATCATAACAGTCTTTATCCAATAAATATAATAACTTTAATATATTTTTATAACTATAAGTTAATGTAAAATATTCATGAGGCTGTAATAATTTTAAAGTAATTTTACGATGCATTCTTTCAATATCAACAATATTTTTTAATAATTTATCGAGATCATCCAATTTACCAAAATTAAGAAGATACTCTATTTGATCATATCTAATATTAATTTTTGCTACATCACTTAGTGGATTTAAAATATTATAATTTAGTAAACGTTTTCCAATATTTGTTGAACACTTGTTTATTATGCTAAATAATGATTTATAATTACAATTATTGTCATTATATTTATTATATTCAATAATATCTAATTGATAAATTGAATTATTATATAAAATTAAATGATCATTATATTCATAAAATGTTGGAATTTTTAATTTTTGAATAATATTATGATTATGTTCATAACAAAAATTTAATAATATAATAAAAGAGTATGCAATTTCAAGATTTTTTTCAAAATTTAAATATTCTATTGGACTTAAAAAATTATTTATTCCATAAATATTACCTAAAAATTCATTAATATAAGCTATCGAAAAATATTTACTATTCATTAAATTAAAATTATTATGAATAATTCTATTATTTGCATTAATATTTTGCAATAATTCTTCTCTATTAAATTTATCAATATTATAAGTTGTTATTATTAATTCTTTACAATTATTAGTTTCAATATATCTAAATATATCATCAAACATTGCACTTTTATCATAAATATAATTATTTGAACTATATACACTACACTTTCCTGTACTAATATCAATATTACAAAGCGAATATATAAAAACATTTTTATAATTTTTCATACAATACTCTTGTGAAATATATAATGAAACAATAACATTTGAATATGCAATATTAATATTATCAATATATGTACTTGGAGAATAAATATTTGTAACATCACGCTTTGGATTTGGTGGTTCAGTAATTTGTTCAACAAGTACAACAGTATAATTGTTACTTAATAATACATTTAAATATTTTTTTAATGATGCTAATGGAACTCCTGCTAATGCAGGATTACTTTTGCTAATTTGCAATATTGACTTATTTTTTCGAGTATGTTGAATATTTAATAACTCACAAACTTTTGCTAGTTCATTATCATTTTCATCAACATTATAAATCTCATAAAAACTACCATTTTGGTATAATACAATACACTTCTCGTATTTTTTTTTATAAATATTTTGATAATTTACATAATCATCTATTACCATTTTATACTTTTTTAGAAATATATATTATTAAAAATTTTTTTCTTTAAATTGATTATTATTATTAAAATAATAATGGGTTTAAAAAGATTGATATTAATTATTTTTATGAAGAATATTAATCATTTAAACAAAGATATTTTAAATATTATTTTTGAATATTTAGATAATAAAGAAATATCTAAATTTAAAATTAGCAATAAATATTTGCACAAAAATATTATAATTTATCAAAAATATAAAATTAATAAATTATTAAATAATAATTATTATAGTGATTATACAAAAAATATTATACTTAATAACAAAATTGATGATAAAATTATTTCTAATTCAGAAATAATTGAAAAATTATATAATAAATCTTATTCATTTATTATTGGAACATCAATTTATAATAAAAACAATGCAGATATTTATCTATTTTATTATAATAATTATCTTCATGAATATAAATTTAAATATTTATTTTCTAAAAGTCTTTCATATTTTAATAATTTGAATTATTTAGAATTAAAATACTTGGGTGGTGAAATTTTTATTATTAATAATTTTAAAATACTTATTTATAATCTTTTATCTGAAAAAATTAGAGAATATAAAATAAATGATTATTGTACAGAGATGAAATCAAATATTAAATGTGCTATTTTACAAAATAAAATTATTCTTACACAAAGTTATTGGGCGGGTATGAATAATCCACAATGTTATTATCAATATCCAATAAATGAATTAATATTAAATAAAAAATATATTATAAAAAAAATATATAATAATGATTCTAAAATAATAAAATCCAGAAGATTTTATGGAAAAATAACATTTAATAATAAAATATGGATTGCAGGTGGTATTGATAATAATAATAATTATTTAGATAGTGTTGAAATATATGATCCAAATATTAGAAAATGGTTTGTTAATAAGCATACTATGATAAATAAAAGAATAAATTGCGAATTAATTGTTAATAATGATAATATTTATGCAATAGGAGGCGATATTAATAGTTATCAATTTAGTATTGAAAAATTTGAAGATAATTTTTGGAAAATTATAACAGAAATTAATATTCAACAAAAATTTTATCATAGATTATATCTAGATAATAAATTATTTTTATTTTATACTGAAACAATTACTGATTATATAAGTTATTATCCAGATAAAATAATTTGCAAAATATATGATTTTGAAAATAATATTTGGTATAACTATAATATTGATCAGTTATTCCCATATAATGATATTAATATATATTCATTAAATATTCTTTTGTAAAATATATTTTGTAAAATATATTTTGGAAATATTAATAATATATTATATTATTAATATAATTAATAAATTTATTGTTAAATTTATACATCTAAAACACCTTTTCTTTTTAAATAGTTTGATAATTTTGTAATTGATTTAGAAATATATTCTAAATCTTCATTACTTCCTTTACAATTTTTGATTAAATAGGTTTGCAAATCCTGAAATTTTTTTAAAATTATTTGATATGATAAAATTTCAGGGTTTTGTTCTTTAACATTATTTTTGATATTTTGTTTATTGGGAAATAATTTATTTAAATCAATCTTGATCATTTTATTTTCACTATTTAATGGAACAAAAGAATCATTTTCTAAAGATACTTCTTTACTTAGTAACATACTAATTCTTTTGCATGACTCATAAGTAAGTGGCTTAAAAAAAGTTTGATCAGTTTCTGTTTTAATAGGGTCATAACTAAGTGGTTTAACAATTTCATTAGATTCTATTTTAATAGGGTCGTTTTTGAATGAATATTTTTGATCTTTAGGTCTTAAAGACCCTTTACCTGTTGTCCAATTAAATATTATTTTCTTTGGACAACTTATTGATTTTTTATGTAAAAAATCGGTCATTATTACTCATATTATTGTTTTTAAATAATATGTGTAATTATTAAAATATTTATAAAAAAAAATATATCATTTTTTTTATTTTTTTTAATAAAATAAATAAAATTGAAAAATATAATTAAAGAGTAATTTCATATTTACATAATATAAAATGAATTATCAATTAAATGAAGAACAAAATAATGCTTTTGTAAGCATGAAAAATGGCAAAAATGTCTTTTTGACAGGTCCAGCGGGTTGTGGTAAATCATTTTTGCTAAAGTATTTTATACAATGGTTTAAAACAGAAAAAGAGGATAATTATAATAAGATATTTATAACAAGTACAACTGGTCTTTCATCACTTTTAATAGATGGAATGACCATAAATAGATATAGTGGAATCGGAACCGGAAATAAAGATGTTGATCTTATTATTCAAAAAATAATGAAAATGAAATCACAACGTGAAAGATGGAAATTAACGAAAATATTAATAATTGACGAAATATCAATGATGAGTCCTGATATATTTGATAAATTAGAGATTATTGCAAGAAAAATCAGAAAAAATCCAAAACCATTTGGAGGAATTCAACTTATATTATCAGGTGATTTTTTACAGTTACCACCTGTTAAATCAGAATCATTTTGTTTTGATTCCTTTTCATGGGATCTTGTTATTGACCAAATATTTTATTTTAATAAAATAATACGCCAAGATGATAATAATCTTCAAAATATATTAAATTATATACGATATGGAATAATAAATGAAGAAGTTACAAATTATTTAAATAACTGTCTGCATAAAGAATTAAACTTACCCAATGGAATATTACCAACCCTTCTATTTTCAAGAAAAAATATGGTTATAGAACATAATAATAAAGAATTAAATAAATTAATTGATCAGGGAAATAGTTATTATAATTATACATGTACTTATGATTTTGGAAAAGTAAAAGAAGAAAATAAAGCTTTTTATAAAGAATTATTAGATAGTCAATATCAAGTAGAAGATGTAATTACGTTATCACTAGATTCACAAGTAATGCTTAATGTAAATATGCCTGAAGTTAATTTAGCAAACGGTAGTATTGGAAAAATTATTGATTTCATAGAAGGAGGATCAACACATTATCCACTAGTACAATTTTTAAATGGAGTAACTATGATAATTAAAGAACATGAATATATAATTGAAGAAAATAATATTAATGTTAAAAAATTACAGATACCTTTAATATTAAGTTGGGCAATAACAATTCATAAAGCACAAGGTATGAGCCTAGATTATGTAAAAACAGATATTGGAAACAGTATTTTTGAATATGGTCAAGCATATGTTGTACTGTCAAGAATTAAAAATATTGAAGGGTTATCATTAATGAATATTAATTATAATAGTATTAAAGCACATCCACGAATAATTGAATATTATTCAAAATTATAAAATTTTACAAAAAAAAATATCAATATTTTATACTAATAGTTGAAATATTTCCAGAATTACATAAAATTTGAAAATTTTCTTTATTTTTTAATAATTCTCCAACTTGATTAATAATATATGAATCCTCTACAAAAGAGTTAACTTCTACATTAATAGTAGTATTTTCTTTATTGTAGTTATATTTCTCAGAATATTTTTTGTTAAGTAATAATTTTTCTAAAATATTAGCAATTTGTAAAGATAAAGCATAATCTTCAACTCCATTTTCTTGCAAAATATTATTTTTTTCCATTTTTTTCTTTAATAGTAGATAAACAAGTTTATTTATATATTACTTTATATTAACTAAAAAAAATATCAAAAAATTACTGTCAATTTTTTTATTTTGATTATAATATCAATATTCAAAATTATATAACTAATTTATATTATTCTAATAATAGTTTTATCATTTTTATTAGTTGATAAAATTTCTAAAATATTATTATTATTTTTTGATATTTTTACCAATTTTTCCATCAAAATAACACCATTACAAGGTGTTATTTAGAAAATTATTAATAATATTTAAAATTTTATTACTCATCTTTATATTTTTATTAAACTAAATTATTAGAACTTATATTTAGAAATTAGTTTTTAATTTTTTTAATTTTAATTATACTATTATATAATTAATGAATAAACTAATTGAACATAATTTACAAATTTATAATGATTTTAGTAATTTAATAGAAAATGATAATAAAGTAAAATTACAAAAAAATAATAATAAAAATTATTTTACATTAAGCATAAATGATATAAATTATTGTATTGCAAGTTATTATTATAATAATATTATTAGAATAGATATTATTGGAAAAGATGTATATAATTTTTATAGAATATTAGAAGTATTTGATAATATTGATGAAATTTTTAATTATTTCTATAAAATAAAATGTGAATATTATTATGAGTTAAATGAACCATTTAATTCTGAAAATCAATCTGAACTTCAAGATAATAATAAAGAATCAGAAAATAAAAAGAATTATTATAAATATAATAATGAAGTAAAATATGAATATCAAAATAAAAATAATTTTAAATATTTTAATAAAAACAAAAATAGAAACAAAAATAGAAATTATAAAATAAATTAATATTATTTATTCTTCTGTTGTTTCTTTTAGTACATTTGATGTTTTCTTAAGTGTATTTGAAATATTATGTACAGATGTTGCAGTATTTACTAAATTAGAAACATTATGTGCTGCACGTAAATACTCACCTTGTGCTATATTTTGAGATGTACCTTTTGAAAATGTAAATAATCCGAAACCAATTAATACTACCCCCATTACTACTTCTGTATTTATACGCAATGGCATTTTTTTATATATACTGTAAATATAAAAAATTTAAAAATTAAATTAAATATTTATTAATTTATTCTTTAATAATATTATTTTTTTTTTTCAAAGTATTTGAAATATTATGCACTGAAGTAGCAGTATTAACCAAATTTGATACATTATGAGCAGATTTTAAATAATTATCATTTGATAATTTAGTTGATGCACCTTTTGCAAAACTAATTACACCCATTGTAATTAAGGTTATTCCTATTATAATTTCTCCATTTAATTGAATAGGCATAATTTTATAAAGTATATTCATATTTTTATTCTGCTAAAAATCCTATTTTCCTATTTTTTAATTTATCTAAAATTAAAACTTTTTCCTTTAATAATGGAAATGAATTATTATCTGAAATAAATTTTTTTATATCTTTTCCATAATAATTCTTAAATAATTCTAATAAAAATATATCATCTTTTCTTATTGAATATACATTATTATCTAATGTTATCCATGCATTATCTTTATTACTATGTTCTTTTAATAAATATCTTTTAATAGGAATATTATTATAATCATATTTACTAAACATATCATCTACACATGAACATAATAACTTTGACATATTATACTTATAATTTATAAAAATATTATGCTATTATTACTTATAAATTATGATTTTTTCTAATATTCTCAATATAATCTAATACATAATTTATATTATCATAATTTTTCAACATCAGGATTAACCATTTTATCAATTAAATTTATAATAGTTATATTATCTGTAATTTTATTAGAAATTAAAAGCTGATTTATTGATTTTTTCATAATATTTAAATCATAATCATTATATCTAAATCTTTGCTCAATTATATAATTATCAAGATTACTTTTAATATCATCTTCTGCTTTAAATGGACATACCATAAATATATTAATACTAAATACATAATTATATAACATATAAACAAACATAACACCTAATGAAAAAATATCATGAGTATATATTAGTGTTGTTTCTTTTTGTGGTTTTGAATAAGAATTTACTAACCAATCTTTTGATATATAATTTGGTGTACCAAAAACTTTTTTAGTCCGAAAACCACATTTTTAACTAATCCAAAATCAATAATTTTAATATTACCGTCATTTGTAATCATAAAATTTTCTGGTTTAATATCCAAATGCAAATAACCTAAATCATGAATTAATTTTACTCCTTCACAACATTCATTAAATAATATTAATAATTTTTTAAATTTATTTTTATTTGATAAATTTTTATTAGAATTCATGATATCTCCTAAATAATAAAATAAATCAATTCCACAATTTTCCATTATTGCATATATTTTATCTTCAAAGCTAAAATTTCCAAATTCATATAATGTACATAAATATTTTAAATTAGACTCTTTATTATTGTAATAATATTTTTGCAATAAATAATGAAATATTAATGCCTTAAATTCATTTTCATCACTTTCTTTCTTTATTATTTTAAATACTATATTATTTAGTTGTCTATTATTTTTTGACTTAATATTTGTAAAGACAGTACCAAATGAGCCAGTAAAAATACTATTATCTTTCATGCTTATTTGAATATTTTCAAAAATTTTATTATTTATTGAAATGTATGGTTCTAATGTTTTGGAAGTTTTAATATTATTTGTGATAAAAGTTACAGATTTTTCATGATGTGATTGATTCGATTCAAATAATGATCTTTTTGATGGAATAACTTTTTTAATTATATTATTAAGAATTTAATTAGTTTTATAATTTCTTATTTTTTTATTTTTGTTATTATTCATAATATAAATATATATATTATATATTATGAAAAATAGTAATTTTATAATTAGTTTAATTCATATTTTTTTCACAGGTCCGCTTCTTATTTATATTGGATTAACAAAACCAAATAACATATTTTTTTATATATTATTATTTATATTATCACTTATTATTATAATTTCATTTATTTATAGATATTTCACAAAAAACTTATATGCATGGTTATATGTTCATTTACTATTATTTTCAGTATTATTACTTACTATAGCAATTCTAAAATTTACAAAAAAAAATATTCCTTATTATTATTACTCTTTTTTAATTGCAATTGGAGCAGGTGCAATAGGTTATCACTTTATAAAATTATTAAAAGGCTAATTTAATTTTAAAATTACAATAATTAAATATATTATAAATAATAGACTAAATAACAATATTATAATTTTGTTATAATTTTTATAACCATAAATATTTTCATAAGTTACTAAATAATTATTTTCATAATTATTCATAATAATAATATTAAATTAGATTAAATTATTATAATAAATCCAACTATTATTAACAAAATAGTCCATGGTATAACTGTTCCAACTGCACCACCTATTATATCTTTTATAGAAAATAAAGGTATAAGAGGACTACTTAATAATATTTTCTTACATCTTTCTATATTTTCTTTTAATCCATTTTGTTTACTATCATTTTTTTTACTATTATTTGAAAAAGCATTAGTAATTCGATTACTCTCTTGATTATCCATACTATAAATTAGCAAAAGAAAATATTTGCGTATTTTTAAATATAATATTATATGTTTTTATATAAAATGAATAATGTTAATATTTTAGTTGAAGCAAAAAAAGAATATACAACTCAGTTACAAAAAGTTTTAAGACCAAGAATTTATGAAGGATTTAAATCTATATATGAAGATATTATAAATATATCTGCAAAAGAATTAGAAGAAAATAAAGTTCAAAATAATAGTTTAACAAAAGCATTTCAAAAAATTTTAAAAGAAATTCCTCAATGGAATTATGATATGATTAACAATGAATTTGATAGAATAGTAACTTTATCAGGATGTGATTACTTTGATAGTTTAATTGAAGCAGTATTTATTACAAATACTAAAATTTTAACATCTGTTCAAATAAATGAGAGCAAACCATTAAATATTAAAATAAATATTCCTCAACCATCCCATTTTATTCATAAATGTTATATGAAGTGTGCAAATGAATTTTATAAAAATCCATATGTTTTTGATTTATCTAAAAATATTTCTCCAAAAGAAAAGCATAATAATTTACGTGAAGCACTTTCATTAATTGATCTAAGTATTAGTAACGCAATAAGTGATTTACTTCCAATTGGTGATATATTAAAACAAGGATTAACAAAAAATAATAATAATGTTGAATATGAGGAAGAATATAAACATGAATTTCAACCTCAAAATAGCAAAGATGATCAACAAAATCATGATGATGAAAAAGATGATGAAGAAGATGAAGAAGATGATGAAGAAGATGATGATGATGACGAAGATGATGAAGAGCAAAGTGTTTTAGAAAATAATGAAGTAATTGAAACTAAAAAAGAAGAAGTTAATGATATTATAATAAAGACTGAAGAAAAAGTTGAAGATAAAAAAGAGATTGAAGAAAAAGTTATTGAAATTCCAAAAATGGAAGAAAAAGAAACAAAAGAAGTTATTAATTTAAATGAAGATAACAATGAAAATGTTAAAGTTAATGAAATAATAAGTAATACATTAACATCAGTACCTGAAGAAAAACCTGAATATAAAGAAATAGTTTATTCAAAAGTAACTCCACCTTTTGTTAGTAAAATAAAAAATGTTGAAAAGAAAAATGAAAATGTTATTAATTTAACTGATGTTGAACCAATATATGAACCTAAAAAGAGTATTATAACACCATTTAAACCACTAATTGTTCAAAATAAGCCTGCTGTTATTCAAAATAACCAATTTATTAAAAAAATAAAAAATACAAAATTTAAGAATAAATTATCAGGAGGAGCAAACAGAGAAAATAATTCATTTTATAAAAAGAAATATGAAGAAAATTCTGCAAATTATATTTCAATTTCTGATAACTTAAAAGATAATATTATAAATACATTAGATGATCTAAAGAGTACTCAAAATTCAATAAAAATTATAAAAAATAAAATTAATATAGATGATGCTTCTTCAGATGAAGAAGGCCCATCTATTATAAATTTAGAATAATTAAATTTATAGTTCAAAACAATATTTTAAGTATTTTATGATTTCTACATATTTAAAATATTCAGGAAAATCTTCAGGATTTTTTAAATCTCCTCTAAAAATCATCTGTTTTTTAATGAAATCAAAAAGAATTTTTAAATCACCTGTCAATCTAAATGTTCTACAATCTTTAAAAATCTCTAAATTATTATTATTTCTTTCGTTATTTAAAAAATCTAGAATTTTTTGATAAAGATCACTTTTAGTTACTATTGTATTCTTATTATATTCTAATTTCATAAATTCAAATACTTCTTTGTAAGCTATTTTTTTTATAAATTCTTTGTAAAGTAAAATTTCTTTTCCATAATAATTTTCTAAAACATCACTTTCTATATTAATATTTAAAAAACTTACTTCTATTGATCTTCTTGACAAAAATAAAATATTTTTGATATTTATTTTTTTATGAACTTCTTTTCTAAATTCTTTAGATTCTTTAAATTTTTTTGAATATTTTTTATTAAAAATAATATAACAATCTTTTTTTAAACTATGTAAAAATTTACAAGAGTTAAAAAGATTTAAATATGTATTATTTTTAATTTTTTTATCTTCATAATCATAAATATAAATATATTGATGATAACCAAATGAATAAAGATCATTACTAGGTTTTGTGCTATAGCATGTAAATAAAGAATAAAAATCAATACTTTTATCAAAAGGTATTTCAATAAATTTAACAATATATAATAGTAAATCATTACTAAGAGTAATATGTTCTTTTTTATCAATAACTTCACTTATCATTTTTTTGTAATTTTTTCTATAATAAAACTAATAATATTATTAATTTATTATAATTATTCTATCAATTTTTTTTACAATTTTTATTTATACTTTAATAATTGCATTACAACCATTTATATTAAGATTTATTACATTTTTTAATGCGCTTACATCAGTAATATTTTTACACCAACTTAAATCTAAAGTATGAAGATTACTTAATGCACTTACATCAGTTATATTATCACAACAACTTAAATCTAAATTAACTATATTACCTAATGCACTTACATCACTAATATTTGTATAACTTAAATCTAAATTAACTATATTTTTTAATGCACTAACATCTCTAATATTTCTACAATGACTTAAATTTAAAGTAATTACATTACTTAATCCACTTACATCAGTAATCCCTTTACATCCATTTAAATTAAGATTTTTTACATTACTTAATGCACTAACATCTTTTAAAAAAATACAATTGCTTAAATTTAAGGTATTAATTTTACACAAAGGAGTTACATCGGAAACAAATGTACTTCCTAAATCTAAAGTATGTATATTAGTTAAATCTCTTAAATCTTTAATTTTAGTACATCCATATAAATCTAATTCATATACATTTCCTAATCCACTTAAATCTACTAATTTAGTACACCAACTTAACTTTAAATTATGTACATTTTTTAAATTATTTACATTTGATATAAATCTACATTTTATTAAATTCAACTTTAATTGCTTACTAATATTTATTTTTGATTTTATTAGTTTTCTAAAATTCTTATCTTGATAATACTTTACTGAATATTTTTTATTAAATTTAAAATATAATAAATTATATTTTAAAATATTTAAATATTTACAAGTATTTAATAATTCATTAGTTTTGCAATAAAAATTATACTCATTTTTAGAAAGGTAATCATAAATACATTTAAATAATATAGTATCTATTTCTAAGAAATAGTTTTTTAACTTATCTTTTAGACTCATTTTTTAGCATTTAAATAGTTTATTTAAATTGTTTTATTACAAAAAATTATATCAATTTTTTATTTACAAATTAGTTTATTTTTTATAAAAGATTTCTTACTTTTTTGTAAATGAATCTAGTTAATATAATTTATGAACCTTATATCATTATAATATTTATAGCTTTAGTAATAACAATTTTTGCATATTTTATTATTAGAAATAATAGTAATGAAGATGAAGAACAATCTAATAAGAGAAATACTTCTAAAATATTACTTATTACCTTTTTAGTATCATTTATTTTATTATATTTAGGTAAATATCTTCTTCAATATATGAATAATAAAAACTTCTTTCAAAAAGGTGGCGTTGATATAATTGAACATTTAACAATAGTTGCTGATGATTTAGATTACAACATTATGGAAAATTAAACTCAAGAAAATAATCCTTATTATTTAATAATTGCGTTATTAAATAATAAAAAAAAATAATAAAATAATATAGATAAATGAGTTTACAATTAAAAAAGTTTCATATGAATATGATTAAAGATGATTCTGTTGTAGTTATGATTGGAAAACGTAATACAGGAAAATCATTTTTAACAAAAGACTTATTATTTCACCATCAAGATATGCCTGCTGGTACAGTAATATGTCCTACTGAAAATGCAAACAAATTTTATTCTGATATTGTACCACCTATATTTATATATGATGAATATGAACCTAAAATTACAAACGAATTTATTAAAAGACAGAAAGATCTTAAAAAAAGAATTGTAAATGGTGAAAAAGATATTGATAATCGTGCATTTTTAATTATGGATGATTGCTTGTACGATAATGACTGGAAAAAAGATAAAGTCATACGAGAAATATTTATGAATGGTAGACATTGGGGAGTGTTCTTTTTAGTGCTTCTCCAATACTCTATTGGAATTCCGCCAAATTTACGGTCAAACATTGATTGGGTGTTTTTACTGCGTGAAAATAATTACCAAAATCGAAAAAAGCTATACGAAAATTACGCTGGAATGTTTTATAATTTTCAAATGTTCTGTGAAACAATGGATGCATGCACTGAAAATTTTGAATGTCTTGTAATACATAATGGTGCTAAAAGTAATAAATTAGAAGATCAGGTTTATTGGTATAAAGCAGAAAATCATGAAGATTTCCGAGTTTGTTGTCCAGAAGCATGGGTATTTTCTGAACAAAATTATAATGCAGAAGAAAATGAAGATAATCAAGATATTAGTGAATTATACAAGAAAAAGAACAAAGTTAATATTAAAATTAAAAAAATGTAAAATTGAAAAAGCAAGATTAATTTATTAATAAAATATAAGTTTAATTTATTAAAATAAAATGATTTAAAGACATGTTACTTTTAATATTTAAAAACAAAAGTAAAAACAAAAATGCAAACATTAGATATTGTTAATTTGATTGAATCTAATCCAATCACTAAACTTAACAATGTTTATAATAATAAATTATTAAAAAAAATTAAAGAAAACTTTACTGAAACTGAACAACAACTATTTATTTCCTCATTTTATTGCTATCTTAATTATAATCAAACTACTGATTTTGTTATTGATTTAGATAATGTTTGGAAATGGTTAGGATTTAGTCAAAAAATGACTGCAAAACGTGTTTTAGAAAAAAATTTTTTAATAGAAAAAGATTATAAATTTTTGCCTTACCAAGTTGTAAAGCAAAAAGTTAATGAAGAAAAAGCTGGCAGTGGTGGTCATAATAAAGAAACTTTTATGCTTACAGTTAGAACATTTAAATTATTTTGTATAAAAGCGGAAACAAAAAAAGCAAAAGAAATTCACGAATATTTTATTAAATTAGAAGAAATCTTACACGAAACAATTGAAGAAGAGAGTAATGAATTAAAAATGCAATTAGAAAAAAAAAATATTGAAATTCAACAAAAACAGACCCTATTAGAAAATTCTAAAATTGAAAAACAAAGAGAAATTGAAAAAACTATTATTAAACAATTTCCAATTAATACAGAATGTATTTATATTGGAACAATTGATAATACTAATGAAGCTGGAGAAAAATTAATTAAATTTGGACATAGCAATGAATTACCTACAAGAGTAACATGCCATCGTAAAAATTATAATAATTTTGTATTGATTGAAGCTTTTAGAGTGCAAAATAAACTTGAAATTGAAAATTTAATTAAAAATCATAAAATTATTAAAAAACAAATTCGAAATATAATTGTAAATGAAAAAAATAAAACTGAAATTATTGCATATGATGATGAGAATTTTACTATAAAAAAGTTATCATATTATATTAAAGAAATTATTCAAACTAAAATATATAGTATTGATAATTATAATAAATTATTAAAAAGAAATGAAGAATTAGAAGATATTCAAAGAAATATTGATGAAAAATTTAAAATTCAAGAAGATAAATATAAAGAATTAGAAGAAAAAATTAATGATCAAAAAAAAATAATTAAAGAACAAAATATTGAAATTATATATTTAAAAGAAAAATTAGAAGAAAAACAGCATATTATTGATAAATTTGATAATGAAGAAGAAACTGTTTATAAAAATGTATTATTACCAGAAGATGAATTAAATAAAAAATTTGATCAATTTATTAAAGAAATATGTATTGTAAGACCTGATGTTGAAGAACAATCTGTTAATTTAGAAGGACGTTACCGTTTATGGAGTCAAGTTAAACCTAAAAAAGAGGTATTTTACTCTTTAAAAAATTATTTAGATATCAGATTTAAACCAAAAAAAATTAATGGTATTCATTCTTATAGTGGTATTAAATTAAAAGAAGTAATATATAAAAAAAATGATCAAGATTCTGATGTTCAAAGATTCCTTTTTAATGAGTGTAATTTTTCTGATACTGCTAAAATCTTAAATTCAACATTACTTAAAGAATATCAAAAATGGAAAATTTCATTAAATAAAGAAACTTCTGATGATGACATGAAAGAATTAAAAAATTATTTAAATGCATGTCCTTATGCTCTTAAAGCAACTGTTTGGGTTGATAATGATAGTAATGAAGGCTATTATGGATTATCTCTTAAAAAAGCTGATTATAAACCAAAATATACAGGTAGTACTGGAAAGAAAGTATATAAAATTGAAGTAAAAACTAATAATGTACTTAAAACATTTGATACTATATTAAATGCTAGTTTATATGAAGATATTTCAAGAGCATCTATGAGTCGAGCAGTTAAAAATAAAACAGTTTTTAAAAATGATTATTATTATACATCTGAATTGCCTGATACATTAGAATCATCTAATACATCATGTTTGCCTGACACATCTTCACAATTAACAAATAATCAATCAGATTTAACAAGTACAGAAGAATCATGAAATTACTTTCACGATTGTTTTATCAAAAACGTTTTGTTAAATATATTATTTTTAATATATTTAACAGTGTATATTTTATAAATCATGAAATTATTATAATAATGATGACCACAATATTTATTTAATAAATATCAATAATTATTAATATTTTTCTTTTAATAATTTATAACATTGATGTAAATTATTATTATAATGCTGAAAAATAATTCATTATTTAAAAAACACAACATGTATATGTTTTTCCTGCTATTGGATTTCCTAAACATCCAATATTAGGTTGATAAATGCAAACATTATCTACAAAATAATAATTTGGACCTAAATTATTTGCACAATAATTACACATCCAAGCACAACCTGTTCCTTGTCCAACTGTAAATGAAATACAGTTATTATTAGTTTTCTTAATAATATTTTCACACATTTCTGTGGAATTTACTGCTAAAACAGAACTAATTAAATAAAAAATTGTTTTAAAAAATTTCATTTATAATTTAATTATTATTTTATTTTCTCTTAAATAAACGTAATTATAAAAATTAAAATTAACAAATTAGTAATATACAGATGTATATTGTACTTTTTAAGAAATATTTTTAAAAATAACAAATATTCCCGTTATTATGAAAATACTCTAACTATTACATATATTTATGCTAAAAGATATTTTTCTCAAAAATTGAAAATGTTTTTTTCACTAAAAATCATTGGACTTTTTTATTGATCATTGTCAACAAATATTCATTTTTGAAAACAATCCTCATTGTAGCTGAAAATACCCGAGACGTGCACTAGTTTTGGCTGAAAATATTTTTCCTAAAAATTGAAACTGTTTTTTTCACTAAAAATCATTGGACTTTTTTATTGATCATTTTAAAAAATATACATTTTTGAAAACAATCCTCATTGTAGCTGAAAATACCCGAGAATTACACTAGTTTTGGCTGAAAATATTTTTCCTAAAAATTCAAACTATTTTAGCCTAATTTTTTCATTGGACTTTTTTATTGATCATATTTAAAAATATGCATTTTTTAAACAACTCTCATTGTAGCTGAAAATACCCGAGACGTACACTAGTTTTGGCTGAAAATATTTTTCAGAAAAAAAAACTAGTTTTTCCTTCTCCGTACTTTTTTTTCTGTATTTTTTTAGAAATCCATTTTTTAAAGTACAAGTTTTTCCGTTTGGCTGAAAATGCCTGAGACGTGACTAGATTTTGCTGAAAATGCTTTTTAGAACTGCTATAAGTAGAATCGTGAAATTGCATTTTTTACCTCACAATTTTCACGATTCTAGGGTATCAATAATTTTATTTTAACATTTTTTTATATTTTTTAATGATAATTTAAACAATATAAATAATCCATTTTAGAATCGTGAAATTAGAATCGTGAAACGAATCGTGAAACGAATCGTGAAATTCAAAAAACACTAATTTTGTATATTTTGTTTTTAAAAATCTAAATTTTAAAATTTGAATTTTCAATTTTCCAAAATCAAATATTAAAAACACGTTTTTTTGAATTTCACGATTCGTTTCACGATTCATTTCACGATTTTTTTTCACGATTCTGATTTATTGATACTTTTTTCCATATTTTTTTCTAAATTTAAATAATAAATATTGATATAATAATAATTTATTCAATTTCATTGATCTAAATACCCCTTTTAGAATCGTGAAATTTTTAAAATAAAGTTCTAGAATCGTGAAATTTTTAAAAAATATACTATTTAAAAAAAAAGTATATATATATTAGTAAACAATATGCCCGTTAATTATACATGTAAAAGGTGCAATTATACTAGTAAAAGACTAGGTGATCTAAAAAAGCACCTTAATAAAAAAATCATTTGTACAAAAAACCCAAAATCTTATGGGTATACAGATGAAGAATTAATAATATTATCATTAATACCATATAATGATGATAATAGCTCTAATCAAAATAATACTATTAATATTACAACGAAAGACCCTATAATTGTAAATAAACAAGAGTTATTTGATATTATTACAAATATTGAAGTAAATAAAAGTAAAGAGTGTGTCTATTGTTTTAAGAAATTTAATACAATTAATAATTTAAAAAATCACGTTTTAACAAATTGCAAATTAAAATTATCATTAAGTAATAGTAATGTAAATAGTGATATTAATAATATCATTAATAACATTCAACATAACATTGATAATATAACAACAAATTTGACAAACAATTTGACAACTAATTTGACACATAATTTGACACATAATTTAACAAATAATATTACAAATAACAATAATATTACTATTAATCTTCAAATGAAACCAATAATATCATTTGATAAGGATTGGGATATTAGTCATCTTGATGAAGCAGTTAAACAGTCCATCTTCCTTTCATCTTATAAATTTACAAAATTTATAGAACATATTTTGAAGAATGATCGTAATTTAAATGTATTATTTGATAATGAAAATAATAAAGGAACTGTCTTTGTAAACGATGAATTTAAAGTGATGGATAAGAGCAATATTGTGGATGAATCTATTTCTAAAATACATTCGCAGTTAACTCAGATATATAATGAACTTAAAACTAATAATACATATTTAATACCTTATAAATATTTAGAAAATGAGAAGAAACATACTGATGATAAATTAGATGATTATAAAAATGATGATAATGTAAGAAAAAATGTAATAGGATGCGTTGTTAATATTTTTGAAAAACATAAGGATGACATTATTCAAAAATATAAAGAATTAGATATATATGATTCATCAATTGGATTTTAATAATTTATATAAAGCTTATATAAAATAATATAAAGATATATTTATTTATATTATTTATAAAAATGAATAGAGTAGAAGCAATGAAAAAAATCCAAAGTGAAGCATTGGAGTTATTTACAAAAAAAAACATTGATTATGGAGATGCTTTTGCTAAATATGGTGTTATTGGTGTTTTAATGAGAATAGAAGATAAATTACAACGTTCAATGTCTATAACAAAAAATGGCGTAAATTTAGTAAGTGATGAAGGAATTCGAGACACATTATTAGATTTGCACAATTATTCTGCAATGGCATTAATGCTATTAGATGAATAATATAAGTTATCTTAAAGCAAAAAATTATTAAGTTATAATTAGTAAATTCTTTTTATTTTTATATTAGTAAAAATAAAAAGTAATGAATTCAAGTTCAGTTCCTCTTATATTACGAAAATTTAATATTAATTATATTTCAAATAACAATTTAATACTAATTATTGGTCCTCCACAAAGTGGTAAATCAATTATAAGTAAAGATATTTTATATAATATTAATAATATTAAATATGGATCTATAATATCAAATCCACATTCATCTAAAAAAAATTATGATTACATTCCATCTCTTTTTACACACGAAAGTTATAATAAATCTATTATAAATAATTTTATAAAAAAACAATTGAAATTAATGTATAGCACTGAATATAATTATTACTCATTTTTAATTTTTGATGACTCGTTAAAATATAAAGATTTGGAAAAATCAAAATATTTAAGAAAATTATTTTGCGGAAAAGTATTAAATATATTATCTATTATTGAAATAATTGAATTATCAAAAATATATGAAACTTTGCTATTAAAAAATAAGTTTGATTATATTTTTATAATGAAAGAACCTTTGGAAAATAATAGAAGAAAAATTTATAATTTTATTAAAGATAAACTTAATATTCCTTTTAGTTTATATTGCAAATTTATGGATGATTATACAGATGATTATAATCTTTTAGTATTTGATTTAAAATCAGAATCAAAATATATTGAAGACAAACTTTTTTGGTATAAAGCAAAAGAACATAAAAATTTTAAAATTCACAATGAAGAACTATGGAATTATGCAAATTTACATTATAATAATGATAAAGCCACAAAAGATATTAATAATAATATTTTTTTACGAAATATAAATTATATATAAATTTATACAAAATAATTATCTATAAATAATTTATAATGAAATTATTAAAAAAAGTATATTTAATTCAATTTATAATTATTATATTTTTTTATATGTTATCAACTAACGGTGATGATCATGATAAAATAAATAAAGAAAGTGAATATTATACTTTTTTGTCTAAAATGATTAAATATAATAAAATAACAAGAAAAGTTATAAAAAAAAATAAAGATTCATTAGAATTTAAGGATGATTACAAAATATTTTTAGAAGATAATGAATATTTTTATTTGTTTTATAGTAATAATGTTTATGTATATTTTTTTAAAGAAAAGGGCTCAAATAAACATAATATTTATTTTAATGGTATAGATAATATAAATGATATGACTATTATAGCAAAAACTATTTTTGAAATAATAAATCAAAATTTTAATTATACTAATATTAATAACTTATTAGAAAATAAGGGATATTTATATAAATTTCAATTAGATTCTATTGAAAAAGTAAATAATAAATATAGTGTTATGGAAGTATTTGATGATCTTTATGAAAATATGTATAATTCAGATAAAACTGATGAGTTAATTAATTTACAAATAGATGGTTTTAGTATAGGTGGTCCAGAATCACAGCTTTTTACAATATTATTATTAGAAAAATATGAAAATAAATTAAATATTACAATGCATAATATTGAATCATGGTTTGGAGGAAATGAAGAAATATATAATAAATTAAATGAGAAAATAAAGTTATTTAATATATACAATAATAAAAGTATATTTTATTTTTTTAATATATTTTATCAAAAATACTTTAAAACAGATTTTATAATAGATGAAGATGTGAAAGATAAGGAAGAATATGAAGATAGAAAAATATTTAAATATTGCAGTGAAATTTTTCCATTTGGTATTTATGATTATATTATAGATTCTCATGTATTATCAAAATTTATGAAATAATTTTTATCTAATTTATTAAATATAATGAGTAGTATAAAAGAGTTATATGATTATACATGGGGTTTAGGAATTGAACATGAGATGCATATTTTTCACAAACCTAAAAAGTCATTAAACAATATAGTAGATTACACATTATTTGATTCTTATAGTACAGTTCAAAGAATTTTGGAAGATAAAGAAAATTCGTTATTAAATATAAGTTATGATGATTATGAATTTTTAAAAAATAATGTTCCATTTGAAACAAGTGGGCGACGTTGTAATGACAAATGGGTTATAAAGACAGTTCCTGTTAAAATGCCTGAATTTATTACAAATAAACCTTTTTGCTCATTAAGAAATGGTAATGATATTAAAAGAATGACTAAAACAATTGTTTATGAAAAAGAAAGATTTTATAATTTATTAATGAAAGATAAGAGTACACAAAAATTAGTAAAAAAATATGGTTCTTTATCAGAATATCCTTTCGGAATGACACGATATTTAAAATGTCCATATAGTGACGAATATGGAAAATATACTTTTGAGAAAAATAGTAGTGGAAAACCTATTTTAGTACCAGAGTATAATGGTAGTTATCATATTACATACACATTACCATATAAAGAGAATATTAAAAAAAATGTTTTTATAAAAATGCATCAAAATTTTTGTAATCAATTACAATGGTTGGAACCATTATTATTAACATCATATTTTAGTGGTGATGAGTATGCTCCTGGTTCTCTTGATAAGAGAGTACGTGGTAGTTTTAGGGTAATGATTATTGGATGGGGTAATTTTGCAGGAACAGATGTTAGATTATTGAAAGAAGGAATAGGTCGATATGAAAAAACACCAACTTATTGGAGAAAAGGATTAAATTTTATAGATGTTGATAAATTAAAACCTTGTTATAAACCATCTCCTATGGCTTTAAAAGAGGGTGCAACTAGTAGTTTAAGTTCTGATTTTAGAACATTTGGTTCAACTGATCCTTTAAGACCAATGCATCGTGAATCAGGAGTAGGTATGACTGTACCAAATGGTGTTGAATTTAGAATATTTGATCATTTTAGTGATAAATATATTGATCATTTATTAATTTTAATATCTCTTGTAGCAGAAAATAGTAGAGTGACTATTACTAAAGGTTATGTTTATGAAAATGCTATTTGGATAGAAGCTTTACATTGCATTATGAAAGATGGATATAAAGCAAAATTATCAAATAAATATGTAGATTTATTAAGGAAAAAGTTAGGATTAAAAATTAATACTAAATCAATAGTTGCATTTGATATTTTTAAAACTATATATAAAGAATTATGGAAGAAAAATATAAATGGAAATTGGAGTAAAATATTTCATTGTAATAAAATACCTCTTTATGATGATTATATAATACCTGAAGTAAATAAAAAAAGTTGGCAATTTGGATTTATGACTATGGCTAATAATGATAAGAGTATTATGAATAATTTTAATAAACTTACTGATTATTTAAATAAAAATAAAGTATTAAATATGAAAGAGTATCATAAAAAAGTTATTGAATTATTTGGTAGTAATTGGGAATGTGATGTTGAAGATATTGCATATTTATATGATTCTTTATTTATTGATCAAGTTAAATTAATTAGTAATGATTATGGATTAATCACAAGTATAGAAATATTAAAAACATTACCTAAACTAAAAAACTTTAATAATTTTATAATAGATTATTTTGGTGAAGATCTTATTAGAAATAAATTCAGAAGTGAATAATAAATAAATTTATTATATGAAAGTAATTTTTTATAAGTATTTTATAAAAAATTAAGAAGTAATAAAAAGTATTTTATTTTTTTTCTGAAATAATTATATATGACTAAAGAATTAAATTTTTTATTTTCAAGTAATAAAAATGGAAAAAATGCAAATTACAATAAAAACAAAATAATATCAAATTTGAAGAAAGTAGAAAAGTTATTAGATGAAGAAAAATTTAAAAAATTTCAAAGGGATTTAATTGTTAATTTAAATGGTGGGCATACTGTTAATGTTTCTATTAAGGATAATAAATATAAATTTTTAATTGGAGGAGGTAATGGTGAAGAAACATTAAATAATAAATCTAAAAATAGTACAAGTACAAATGCAAGTACAAATGCAATTACAAATGCAAGTACAAATACACAAAATCAATTTGAAATAAATGAAACTATAATAGGCGAAGGTGAAAAAGGTCAAGCTGAAGATATACAAGATCAAACTGTACAAGATCAAACTGACCAAGCTGAAGCTGTACAAGATCAAACTGATCAATATCAAACTGACCAAGCTGAAGATGTACAAGATCAAACTGATCAAGATCAAACTGATCAATATCAAACTGACCAAGCTGAAGATGTACAAGATCAAACTGATCAAGATCAAACTGATCAATATCAAACTGAACAAGCTGAAGATGTACAAGATCAAACTGATCAAGATCAAACTGTACAAGATCAAAATGGACAAGCTAATATTGACCAAAATTATTCTCAACAAGATAAAGCTGGACAAGTTGAAGGTAAAGAAAATAATTTAAAAAATATTAAAACTAATATTAGTTCTGTAAAAAATAATGTTACTGCTATTAAGTCAACTTTAGAATCATTATCTGAACAAATATTAAAAAATCCTTCATCAATGGTAGAAGGTGATATGTTAGATAATAGTTTAGAAACTGAAGGTAAAGTTACTAAATTTATTAAAGAATTAAATCCTGTAGGTGAAAAAAATAGTAAAAAAAGTAATAATGAAGAAGGTGGCGAAGAAGGTGGTGAAGAAGGTGGAGAAGAAGGTGGTGAAGAAGGTGGTGAAGAAGGTGGTGAAGAAGGTGGTGAAGAAGGTGGCGAAGAAGGTGGTGAAGAAGGTGGTGAAGAAGGTGGTGAAGAAGGTGGTGAAGAAGGTGGTAAAGAAGGTGGTGAAGAAGGTGATGAAGAAGAAGATAATAAAGAAGATAAAAGTAATAATGAAGAAGATAATGAAACATCGCAAGTTGGAAAAGGTTTAAATAACAAAGATCCTAATGAAAAAGGATTTTTTTCAAAAATATTTTCACTAATAGGTGGTGGTAAAGATGATGATTCATATTCAGATAGTTCCGACATTATAACAAGTCTTTTTTCAGATGATGATGATGATCAATTTTCGTTATCATCATTTGAAAGAATGTATGATGATCAAACTTATTTATTTGATGAAGGTGATTCTGATGAAGAATCACTTATTGATAATGCAAAACAATTAAAAAATAAAAAATATTTACAATCATTAAATGTAAATCAGTTAAGATCTATTATGAGAAATAATAATTTGCAATTATCAAAAAAAGGAAGTTATTTGAAAAAGAATCAAATGATAAAACTAATTCAGAAAAATAGTATTTAAAAAATATTTATAAATTTATTTTACAAAATATTATATTATAAAAATATTTATATAATATATAATGGCTGGTGGTAAAAGAATAAATTATAGTAAAAAAATAAATTATAGTAAAAGTAC